GTAGCGTCTGTCTTCTTTGGATGAGAAGGATCGCCACCCGCCATAGCAATGCGATCTTTAACAGTATCGTATGCTTCTTCTCTCATTGTTTTAGTGTTTGTGACTCTCAGCGATAACTGTCTCTAATTCATCAACAGATACCATACTATGTAGAGTGTCAGCCTCATCTATAACATCATAATGTGTAACTAAATGTGTGTTACCATCTGCATCAGGTTGCTCCATCTCAACTAAGGTATGTGCTTCTGGTACAGTCTTACATAGACCTAACTCAGCGTGCTCAACATACTTAGCACAGATGTGGGTCTTCTTACCCATTGCTTTTGATACAGTTTTTCTTCTGTTAAGAAGATACTTATCACTCTTATCGTGATCTCCATCGTTGTCGATGTCTTTATCTTCTTTACCAACTGGGTCTAATTTCTTTGCTGCTTCTTTTAAGTCAGCAATTTGTTGTGCAATCAGTTGGCGAATGGTAATTGATTCTTCTGACATAATCTGATCCTTTTTGGGGTTGACAATAACTTTAGTTTTTTTGGGTTTTTTAGGCATTAGAAGTTGGGGAACTCTTTTTTAAAAGCATCGGATGCTTCCTTATGCTTACCAGAGTTTGTGAGTTTCTTGATAGCATCAAGTTTAGCACGCTTCTTTAATTGTTCAGGTGTTGCCTGTTCTTCCTGTAGTCCTAACCTGTCTCTCCACGAGGCAGATGCAGGATCTTTTAATTCTTCTCTGTCCTTCTCAAATGTTTCTTGCATTGCCAATAATCTACGGACTTTATTTACTTTAGTTTCTTCCAAATTTTCTTCTCCTTCGATGGGATGTTCGATAACATTGCCATCAGCATCTTTCTCGTGATGTTCTGCTACCGTTTCTTCTTTTTGTACTACGTTTGTGCCAGTACCTTCGACTCCACCTTTGTATCCTGCTTTCTTAGCGTCACCTTTTGCTTCTATAGACTTCATAGCAGCAGATGTTGATCCTTCAGTGGATGGTTTTTCTTTTGGTGTTTCGATCTTACCACTAGCAGCAGATGGTTTTGCGTTGATAGTATTTGCTAGTGCAGTTTCTAGGACTATTTCAGCAATCTCACGCTGAGTTTTACCTGTCAATCTCTCATTAATATATTTTTGTACAGCATCACCTTCGTAGTTATGTTGTGCATACTCGACAACGTAAGTTACTGTTTGTATATCTTGATGATTATACTTGATGAGCTTCTGTGCTAAATTTAGATCCATTTGACCAAAACTGATAAGACTATTTAGTGGTTACTTGTTTTTTGAAGTCTGAAAACTTCTTAACTGATTGACCAGGTGTCATTGCTTGTACAGCAGTTCTGATAGTATCCTGACCAACTTTCCAATCGTTGCCAGTACCACCATCATCTGCTGATGGGTGTTTTTCTACCACTTCATTTAATGAAGTCAACCAACAGTTAAATTCCCAGTCGTGTTCATCTTTAAAGATGACGTAGTTTGTACCACGGTAAACTACTTCTCCACGTACTCCTGTGTCAGTATGTTCTACAAGTGTGCCCAATGAGAATATCTCACCAGATATATATGCTTCTCGTAGATCATCTTGTGCAAGTTTAGGTGCAATCTGCCACAGTTCTGTGACTTGTTCTTCCTCTGGGTTATCTTTGATACCCATACCCATACGTAGTTCTTCCATCAATTTTTTACCATTAGAGAATCCCTTTGGTAATCCTTGAGAGAATGATTCAAAGTCACCTGATGCTGCAAACGCACGCATCTTAGATGCACTCATACCCTCAACACCATCGGCATCGGGGTCTCTGTCACCAGCAGATATAACTGCTAGTTCTTGAAAGTCATATGCTACACCATTATATTTTTCAAGTAGTCCTTTAAATTCTGATACACGATCAGAACCAACGACCATAGTAACACCTGAGTAACCTTCTTGATTTAATGTTGATAGTACATTAAAAATGTTAGACATATCACCATCATTAACAATAGCATCAGAGTGTTCTTTAAACATCTGTTGCATATATTGTATCTTAGACTCAGGTTCCAATGGATTCTTTTTAGCATCCACTGTTCTACTTGGGTATATCCTGTAGGCATCTGCTCCTTCAGAAGCAACAGCATCGAGTAGTTTCTCGTGTCCTACAGTTGGAGGATTAAAGCGTCCAAAAGTTAAAGCAATAGTGCCAAGTCCTTCACCACCGTTCTCTTCTCTATGAGCATCTTCTTCAGCACCTTGGTTTGCACCTTGTGTTGCTTGATCTGCTTCTTGTTTAGAGACAGCGACAAGTTTTTCTCCACCAACAGACTTAGCAACAATGTTACCTTGTCTATCAGCATAGTATCCGTGTCCTGCGTGTGCAAGTCCTCGCTTGGCAGCAGCTTCACCAGCAACTGTCCTCGCTTCTTTAAGGAATTGACTTAACTTCATTACTACTTTATTACTTTTCCAATAGTTATTTATCAACCCCAGTTCTTCTCTACTGAGAAGTTGGCACGGGAAAATTCTAGTCGGTCAACCAATTTCACTGCTTTTCCAGCTCTGATGGCAACAAATCCTTCGGGTGCAGTCACTTTAAACCCAGTATCAGTCTTGATATATGTACCTATTCCTTTTATTTTTTCTAACTGTTTAATTACTATATTTTTTGCGTAGATTATGTTCATATAGGATGCAACTGTCATATAAACTGCTTGTTGATTTGTTGATAAGAACTGCATTCCATCTACTTTTACCTTCTCCCATTTCTTTCTTGCTGCCTCTGTCTTCTTCATACCAATCTCTTTGTCAAGAGTCTCATTAAAGTATGCAGTGAACCCTACTGCTATCTTTCTAGCATTCTCTAACCTCATACCTTTTCTTACAAACCTGTTGAAGTACACCTTAAACATAGCATTGAACATAAACCTACCAGTACCAGTTCCAACAAGTGTATCCAAGAACTTAGATGCTTGTTTTAATGATCCTTCTGTTCGATTTACAGCAGCATCATACTTTTGTCTCTCATTTGAGGTGAACATAGATGCTTTAGTTGCATCTTTGAACTCAGCAGTAGCAGCATAAACATCTTTATGTGTACCAAAGTTTGCTCTATTAACACCAAACTGTGCTTGCATAGCACCTAGTTCATTACCAACATATTTTGTATGAAATACTATACCAACAGTAGCATTATCAACGTCTTTGTATATTGCTGATCCCTTTTCTACACAGTATGTGATAGTGTTAGGTGTAAAAGTAATACAGTTCTTACCTTTTATTTTCTGATAGTTCTTATCTCCATTAGTAAAGAGAAGATCACCTTGTACTACACCTTTTATACCTAACTTAGGTAAAAATTCTAGACATAATTTTAATTTCTTAGCAAGTTCACCTTGATAGTCGTGGAAAGCAATGTCACTTTCATTGTATATTACTTTAGGATTGGTCTTATTGAATACTGATTTTGTACCAACAAAAAATTGTTCTGTCTCAGGGTCAATACCACAGATAATAGCGGGTGCACCATCCCATTTGGTAGTGATCATCATACTATTAGGTTTTTCTGATAGCATTTCACCCAACTCTCTCAGGAAACTGATGGCATTCTTACCACCTTTTGTTCCATCGTTGAGTATATCGTCTTCTAAATGCTCTAAGTGAGTGTTCTTTGCCATACTATTATTATACCATAGTTGCGTTAGTTCTGCCCGACACAAAAACTTTAGGATATATGCCGACTCTTGCTCCTCTAAAGACTTGATCATCGATTTCAAATCTTCTATCACTACGATAGGTAGCAGCAAAGAATGCCTCGTAATCTCCTTTTGTAAATGATCTTACTCCTTCACTATTATTATACACTACGTGATCAGACCACTCTAAATTAAAACAATTATCCTCAGTCTTCTTAGGTTTTAGTATTGGATCACCCTGTCCTACCATAGTTACGTTCTCTATACCATTCTTTTTCTCTCCATACTTAGTACCAAACACTGACATACCTATAAGTTTAGTATCTTGTACCTTTTTATAGGTAGGTGTCTGTAGTTTATTGTCTGCAACATAACCTGATGTTGCTCTTAAAAATTCTTCTGTCTCAGGATGGTTTTGTATAGCACTTCCTGCCTGTTTAGATAGACCACCATACTGTTGAAATGATTTTGCACCTCCTGCCTTCTTATGTGATATGTAAATGGCATCAACTTTTCTATTACCTTTCATCTGTTCTATAACAAAATCTGCTTTAGCTTCTCTACCACTAACTTTTTCAGTTACATCTCTTACACTCACACAATTTTCAAACTCACCTAAAGGTGTGCATATTTTTATAGGTCCTGATGGGATAAAAGACTTTACTAACTTGTCCAGATTATCCATAGCAACTTGTTCAGACTTCATTACGTTTGCTCTACCTTTAATAGGTTTTTCAATCACATTAAGTGCCATCCACCCTGACATATTATTTACTGTCACGTGTGCACACTCAGATCTCTTGATCTTTTTTGACTTGTTAGATTTTAATTTTAGTTTTGTATTGGGTGCAATCGTACGAATGATCTTATTACCTTGTTCGTTCCATAATAAGGCATTCTTCTCAGAATTTATGTTAAGTTCTAGGTTATCCCACTCAGGATTGTCGCCAATATATTGATCAAATTTTGCTCGTGATAGATTTGCCACTCATCCTACCAAAGTCCGTCAATATTTATTTAGGTATAGGAGGTACATCAAACAGTATGTCATTGATATATCCTTCAGCAAACTCAGGTGAAAACCATTTACTTAAAACTGCTTTTGTCTTTTTATTTTTGCGTTGTTGTTTACAATAATGAATCTGGTCATCAAATCTCAGCATAGTATTGACCCAGTTAGTATCTTTCTTTGCTTTCTTTACTATGTCAATATAAAAATCAATAAACTCTTCTATCATACATCCATATAATGACTTCTCTTCCTCAGTACGAAGACGCATAAACTGACAATAAGGAGAGAATATATCTGCCCACTCTGGTAGTGGTCTCTTCTCCTTAAACTCATACCTGTTAGCAATTTTACCTAGTTTTTTATAGATATTATCTGTTTTATATACTGGTGATATATCTGCTATAGCAGCAGTAACTACAGTTGGTGTTGCAACTATGTCAGCACCAAAAATAGGTATAGGATACTCTGGATCTGGGTATAGAACGCAGTGCATTACCTCTATATTATCAGTATATCCAGTTTCTAAATGTACTTTACGAAGACCACGACACTCGTGCATCTCATTAACAATAAAAATATCCTCTTTCTCTATAATAGGATACGCATTGTGGTGTGATTTCAGATCAGGTAGACTCTCACAGGAATTTCTAATAATACTAGCAACGTGATTTACTAGAGAAGAACTCACCGATCACCTTCAGCACGATTCTCAGATTTCTCTACAGTAAATTCACCATCAGGATATCTAGCAGCAAGTTTAATAGTATTCATATAGATAACCTCTTCCATACGTACACCAAGTGCCATACACGCTTGAGATGCGTACCATAATATGTCACCTAGTTCTAGCATTAGATGTTCTTTGTTATCTTCATCGTATGGTTTACCTTGGAACTTCATCTTCTTGACTATTTCCATAAACTCTCCTGCTTCTGCTACTAATCCTGACGCAGCAGTGTCAAGTCTTTCTATCTTACACCCTGCTTTCTTAAGATCTTTGTATCTTGTTATGAGTTTATCAAAGTCTTTTGATTCATCACTTGTACATAGGTCAACAAAGTGTTGGTAGGCATCTAGATCAACTTCAAATTTTTTACCTTTATTCTTTTTATCTTTTTCTTTTTGTTTCTTGTATGCTTTCTTTCCTATAGGAGGTTGAGGTGTATCAAATCCTTTAGGTATATCTTTTCTTCCACGTTTACCATCAGGTAAACCAGTATCTTGTGGTACAGTATCTTCAATAGGTAATTCTGGTTCTGGAATTGTTCCATCAACTCCTGCGACCATAGGATTTTTAGGGGTAATCATACTTTAAAATCAGTAAATTTTTTAGAGACAACTTCTGCTGCATCAAGTTTATCTAATACCTGTTGTCCAGAATCAGAGATCGTACCTTGCTCATCTGCATCATACAGTCTCATTTTATTTCTGTCAAGTCCGACAACAAATCTTTTGTTGGATGTAGGGTCGTTGTAACGGTTCTTTAATTGTTTGACCATCAACTGTCCTACCGCCTCCATATCCTCCGTACTAATGAGAGCAAACATAAAGTCAGCAGTAGCGGGAAGACCGAAACTCTCGCTTGTATCAGTAAGATCAACGTCACTATTACCATAGCCAGAACGAGTCGTCTGAGTAGCGGAGATGATAGGTACATTAGCCTCAACTGCAAGACCACGGAGTTCTTCAGCAATCGCTTTAACATAAGTATATGAATTTACAATAGCACCTTTATATCTAGCGGATGCACATATATTTAGGTAGTCAATGTAGATGATATCTGGTTGAAATGACTTCTTAATTGCTAGTTCTTGAAGCAATGCTTTGAAGTGTCCTACGTGTGCTGATGCTGTTGGATATTCTTTTACTACTAATCTTCCAGTTGTTTTACCTTTTAACTTCTCTATCTTAGAATCGAACAAAGGTTTCGGAAGTTTCTCCAGTTGTCTGCAATCCACGTTGAGACAGTTGGCATCAATTCTTTCTGCAATTTTCTCTTCTGCCATCTCCATAGTAATATAGAGAACGTTATAGTTACTTTGTAAGTTAGCACTAGCGAAATGGCACATAGCAAGAGACTTACCCACACCAGTACCTGCGAGAACAATATTAAGAGTCTTGTTAGGAAGACCACCCTTTGTGACTTTGTTGAAGTATTCCAAGTCGAAAGGAATACGGTCTTCACGTTTGTGGTAGAAGTCGAATCTTGCATCTGATTGCTCAAAGTAATCGTGACCAACAGAGTTATCGAAACTTACTGATAACGCACTAGAGAGTATAGATGGGATAGCATCACGTGATTGTTTTCCATCACCACTACCGTCAGCAATTTGTATAGATTCAAGTAAAGCAATATAAATTGCACGATCACGACACCATTTCTCTGCTGTATCTGTCAACCACTGTGCTTCTCGTGGTTCACTATCTAATTCGTTTAAAGTTGATATAACCTGTTTAAAACTTTCATCGTTAATATCTGTACGACCCTCAATTTCAATGGTTAATGCTTCTTTTGATGGAAGATTATCGTACTTGATGAAGTAACTATTTAGTTCTTCAAATAATATCTGATTGGTATTGTCTTCAAAGTATTCTTTTTTAACGTGTGGCAAAACCCCTCTAGTAAACTCTTGATTGAATACTAGAGAGGATATTACTAGAGATTCTATGTTATCCATTCTGGTTTGCGATCTGGTTTACGAAGATAATTATAGCATACCCAAGGTTTAGATGCTATGTAACGTTTGTATGCTGTAAAAGTATCGATAGTATTATCAAATTTAAACTGATCGTACATAGCACGAACGAAATGCGTGGGTGTAGGACTATCAGGAAAGATAATATCTGCACACTCAATAGTGTATTGACAACTGTGTGTCTTACCATAACGATGAGTGTACTCTGCACATAAGGCAAGTCCGTGTTCTATCAACCAACGGAAATATGTCTGTGCCCATACTGTACAAGGATGATTACGAAATGCACCCTTCTCTGTTTTGTATGGTTCACCGTCTAGTTTAGGTAGAACACCATAACCGTGACCCCACTTATCTGATGCAACAATAGAAAGCATTTGACAAGTTTCTAATGGCATCTTGACAATGTGTTTGTCAGGTAATACTTGTGCTGACTTTACAGGGTCAGGATCTGTAACAAAAATATTCATAGATAATGACAATATGTACCCACGATGTACTTGTCGTCACTGATAGCAGGAAGTCCTGCGTGAGGAAAAGTCCATAGTGGTGGGAACATTAATAGTCTACATTCGATTGCAGAGTATTTCAAGTCTCCAAAGACAGTTTCTCCACCGTCTGTAACAGTATTCAAATACCAAAACAAAGCAAGAAATCTTTTAGCACTAGAATGATCTCCAACATCAACGTGACGATCAAATCTATCATCAGTACCTTTACGATACTTTTTCATTCTAAATTCTTCTAGTGAACTCTGTGCAGGAAAGAACTCTGAACAATCACACTCATCCATATACTTTTTACCATAGTGATGAGCAGATTCTATAAGGGCATTTTGAATTTGATCCCAATCATTATGTCCTTTCTCTAAGTGAGAAGTTATATTGTATTGCTGAAATTGTGGACGACCTTGCCTGTCCCACTCTTCTAAATCTTTTTCTTTTTCAAATAAATCAATAGCAACTTTACAAACACTTTTGGGTATAGCGTTATCAAAGACTCTGATATAATTATGATCCATAACTAAATTCTTGTTTAGCAGCAGCATCCAATGCTTTCATAATTTCTGGTGTGAAATACTTTTCTGGTTCTTTTAACATTGCTTTAGGATAAACTGAACTCTCACCGACCTTGATACGATTACCAGTTTTTTCAAACACACCGTGTTCTAAACCTAGTTCAATCATACCGTAATACTTATCAAGTCCTCTTTCATCATAAAACAATCTAGTAGAAATCTTTTTGTTCTCTCTTGTAAATCTAGACTTCTTAGTTTCACATCTAATTAAGTTACCTACAACATCTGTACCATCTTTTTCTTTTGCTTTAGATAGATACACGATAGTAGATGCAGCATACTTAAGACCACTACCTCCACCCATTTCTTTAGTAGGCATATAAGCACCAACTACATCATAGGTATGGTTAGTAACAATTAATGGTACATCTGCCTTACCTAGTTTTAATGTCAAAACTCTGAAGATTGCTTTCACAACTTGTGCTCTTGTCATATCTCTAGTCTCTTTCCCTGCTTCTGAGTCTTCAATCTCTTTTGTAGTAGAAAGCATACCAAGACTATCAAGAACAAACATCATAGGTTTGCGATCTTTCTCATCTAGTTTTAGATAGTTATCGAGCACTACAAGTGATTGTTGTCTGAACTGTTGTACTGTTGCAACAGGTATAATCATTACTCGTTTTGTATCAATACCTCTTTCAGCAAACATCTGTTTAGATACTGCTGACTCTGATTCAAAGTAGAATACTCCTGCGTCTTTATTTGTTTCTAAAAAATTTTTAATAATACTTAAGGTAAAGAATGTTTTACCTGTACTAGATTCTCCTGCTAGTGCTGTAATTTTATTTGATGGTAGACCTCCATAGATACTACCACTTAATAGACCATTGAATATGTAACTACCTGTATCAATAAAGGAAGATACATCACCCGCAGAGATTCCATCGTCTGCTAGTGAGGCATACTCATTATCTATTGTCTTGATTACGTCTGTAAAAAATGATGATGTCATACAAAAAATTCTTCTAAGGATGCGACTTTTTCTGCTTGCCATTGAATAGTATCAAGGATGACTTGCAGTGGGTCAAGGAAACTCTTTTGGAATTGTAGGTCATAATCTATAGACTTGTCAAGTCCGAACTCTGATGGGAGTGTTTGAAAAAATGATACTACATTCTCACCAATTCTGTTAGGAGTACGTAAGTATAAGAACTTAACCTTCTCTCCGTCCTTTATTATAGGATACTTATGGTGGAGTTTCTTTTGATTGATGTGGAAATTATATAGGAGAGCACCACGTACGTGTATTGGAGTACCCTTTACAAATACTGTAGCAGTTCCTTTAAACTTTGCAATATTATTACAACCACGAGGAAATGCAATGTCTTCGGGTGGTAACATTTCAAATTTTGATCTGAAATTAGCAATGTAATCTTGTAAATCAGACTCATTACCGTTCATAGTTACCTGTAATGCTTCTTTAATGGCAACACGACAGGCAGCAGGGGTCGATGATTTAACTGCTTCGATACCCATCATCTTTAGTTTAGGTTCATCGTATTGAACACCCTCACTATTCCACACATTGAGGATGTATCTCTTCTTAGCAGTCCAGATGCCTTTGTTAGCGATGTTCTCTCGCTTCATAAACATCTTTTGTTCGTATGCGTTTACAAAGGTTGCCAGTTCTTCATAAGAATTCGTAATATACTTTTCAAATTCCACATCACACACCTTTTCAAGGAACCTGAGAATGCTCGTATCGCTTTTCTCTCTGCCCTCGAATATAGTTTCAACCAGAGGACCCAAATTAAGATAAATGGAATCGGTATCAGAAGCAATAACATAATCAATCTCCTTAGTTTTTAAAATTTTGTTAATGTAAGAGTTCATTTTGTTTTCTATCCAACGAATAGATAACTGACCTGACAATGTGATTGCTTCAGCATTGGCAAGACTATAGTATCGGAAGTATTGATTTCCGACAGCACCATAGGCACTGTTCAGTTGAATCTTACGTGCCATCTGGTTATTGTTAAAGGCAGATATGTCATCTAGTAGTGCCTTATCTTTAGTCTTTTCATACTTCTTCTTAGCAGCAATCATTTTTTTCTTATAGATCACACGTTCATCATAGATCTTCTTCATCATCTCTGGTAAGAAACCGTGCTTATCTTTTCTATACTGAGCACCATTAGCACATACACAATACTTACCAACTTGTATATCTTTATCTAACATCTTATCTACAGTTGCGTGAGGATGTCTTTCATCTACAAGTGTTTCTGGAGAAATATTATATTGCATAATGAGATGTGGATACAGACTATTCAAATCAAATGATGCAACCCAATCGTACATACCAGGTTTAGGATCTTTTACATATGCTCCTGCATATTTGTCATTCTTACTCTCTTCTCTTTTAGGTGGCACACATATCTTTTTCTTCTTTAGATAATTGTAGATGAGGGTATCCCACATACGAACCTGAGAATATACATCTGTAAAATTAACCTTGGCATCATAAGACATAGTAACTGCTAGTTCAAGAAGTTTCATCTTCTCTTCTAATCTGTTAACAAGTTCAACGTCAAGGATGTTGTACTTTACAAACTTATCCCAATCTTTAGTATAGAAATCTTTGAAGTTTTCATACTCAGTGTGATCTAACTTACCTTGTCCAAGTTCTACATTAGCAATATGTTCTAGTCTGTATGACTCTTGGTTTGTATATGTAAATTTACGATAGAGATCAAGGTAGTCAAGAATACTAATACCAACTAATTCATATGCAAGGTTCCTACGACCTTGAATATAAATCTCACGCATATTTACTTTGTTCCAAGGTGACAAAGAAGACATAAACTTCTCACCAAGTATCCTATCTAATCTTCTACAAAGATAAGGTATATCATATAAATTACAGTTCCAACCAGTAATAATGTCAGGTGTATATTGCACCCACCAGTGAATAAAATCATCTAACATCTTCTGCTCTGTATCAAAGTAGCGATAGTTAGTGCCATTACTATTATACTCACGAGTTCCCCAAGTAATAAAATTACCAGAGGCATAGTCTTTGATAGTAATACAGAGCATTTTTTCTGCTGCTGCTTCTACATCAGGGAAACCATTCTCACATTCAACCTCAATATCAATAGTATAGATCTTCATATCTTTTAAACTAAAAGAGATGTCAGTAGGAAATCTCTCACTGATCCACTGATATACGAAGCGTTCATATCCGTGAACCTCAAACTTATCTACACCTTCATACTTTCTTAAAAATTCTCTTGCTGCTTTAGCACCATCGTGCTTGACCTCTGCCATTGGTTTACCATCGAGAGATCTCCAATCACCTTGTGGTGATGGTACAAACAAACTTGGTTTGATTATGTCTTTATATGTTACTGGTTCTCCACCCTCATACCCTCGGCAAAGGATGGAATCACCCAACAATGTCACATTAGTATAGATTGAACTCAAAGTGCCTTCTTGTAGTTTTTAATAGTATCTTCTGATGGATCTACTATAGTCAAAACAACATCAGAAGTCAAGAACAAATCTCTTTGATCTGAATAAAGAGGATACTTTTCAAAAATTAGTTCACCGTCTTTTCCTGTAACTTGATAGCAGTTAGTAATTAAGTAAGATGGTTCTTCATCTAACTCAGTCACTTCCCCCATCAGATACATCTGGTTCCTCAGAATTATTAGTTTTAACGGATTCATTGTGATGGTTCTCCACGAGTGTATTCCACTTACCCTCAACTTCTGGGTGTGGTGTGTAAATTGTTGATACGTTATTAAGAACTACTAAGGTTCTATTGTTTAACGATAAAGGTATCCAAGGAAATAATTCTAATTGTAAATCATTTATTTTCTGTGGATCTGAAGAGTTTTTGTCTGCGAACATTTGTTCTGCTGTACAATCTATCGTAATTTGATAGGGGTTTGTCAACATATAACCTATAGGTGTGTAATGTTCTTTGTCAGGATATGCTTCCTGTACTTCAGCTATTACGTCCTCTCCGTTGAGCATTCTTACGATTTTTACGGTCATAATTTTTTTCAAATAATTCGTTGTAAACTCCACGAACAATGTCAGTCATTGCTTTACGTGCAGTAATGTTCTTTTCTTCTGACAATATCCGAGCATAAGTCAGAATATCGTCAACCGCTTCGGTAGGAACATCAAGAGTAACACTCTCATATTCTCTACACTCTCTCGGTGTACAGTTTAAATAATGATTCATAGAAATAAAAAAGAGACCCTCTGGTCTCTTCTGTTTTAATAAGATGGTTCAAGATCGTGTGGATCAGGTTGATCTACTACCACTGAGTACGTAATATCATCCCAGTAAGAACGATATATGCGACCCCATATTACTTCAAATTCTTCATCGTCAAGGTTTTTAAATAGACAACGATCTTTTAAGTAAATGTGATACGTTTTCATAGTAGAAGTTACTCTCCTAAAGTATGTATAACTGGTTTCTCATACTTGAGAATTTTATACAACTCTGGATTTTCTGCTGTAGACACAGGAATAAATTCTTTGTCAGCATTGAATCCATCAAAACGTTCTGCCTGATTAATTACTATTGAACCTGACTCACCTGATACTGATCTATGAAATGTTTCTCTAGGTATTACTAGAGCACCACTATAGATGTTTAAATGCACAATATGATATGGGCATTTCCAGTTATAGTTTACAAGTTCAAAAGTTCTTTCACCTGATAATACACGGTTATGATCCTGTTGATAGCGATGTATGTAGAATTGTTTTGCACCTACCATATCATCTGGAGGTGATACAGCAGCATTAGTATGTACTACTAAGTCTTGTGCATTAGATTCTTCAACAGATATATCATAGAAAATGACATCAGGTGTTTCTCTGAACACCCGATGCCTTCTAAAATTCACATCACTCATACTATTGGTGGATCGAACATTAACGTTAATTGTTCGATGCTAATATTATACACACCCTAGGACTCTTTGTCAACACCTAGGTAATCTTTTCTCTGATGGTACTCTGGTACTATCTTTTTGAGATCAACTGTTAGTAGTCCATCCTCAAACGCTACACTCTTGACTTCAGAATCGTCAGTAAGTTTCCATACCCTTTCAAAAGATCTTCCTGCAAGACCTCTATGGAAATACTCTACGTCTTCTTTATCAGCTTTTGTTCCTTCTACGTGTAGTTGACCATACTCTGTATAGACTTTCACCTCATCTTTCTTGAATCCTGCAAGAGCAATCTCTAGTCTGGACTCGTGATTGTTAAGATTTATAATGTTGTATGGTGGATAGGTCTGATTTGGTACATCCCAAACAGAATTAAAAAAGTTATCGAATCCAATGCTGTTCTTTGTGATCTTATCAAATAGATCAGGTAAGTCAGAAGCTTGGTATCTTTGAATAGTCATAGTTCTCCTTAATAAGCGAGTTGTTAGTGTGAACCCTTTCGGCATTCACCTATATTTAGTACAGGGGTACCAATTTATCAAGTTCGGTTCACCGTAAACATAAGAATAGGTATATATAACATAGGATCATTATCTCAAGAAAATGAAAAAAGCATTCATCGCTTTTGGTATTTTGGGAATGTTGAGTCCATTGGCAGCACGTGCCGATTTGACTCATAAATTGACAAGTTCAGTCCAACTACAAGTTGACGCAGGCTATACTTCAGTATCGAGAGCAGCGAACTCATATAGTACCAGTGGATCTGGTGTGAGCACAACTATTACACCGACAGGTGGTAGTGCTGCTAGTAATCTAGGTGGTATCTCAGCAGTCAGCACAGCAGGAGTTGCTACTTTTGCACTGCCTGACACAGCACAGACTACCCAAGGTAACGCATACAGCTTCACACAGAACATAACAACTGGTGACGCTATTGTAACTACTGCTGCTGATGTAGGTGACGTAAACGGTTACAGTAACACAGTTTCTACAGCACCTGGTACTGCTGGCAGTCTTGCTGGTACAATCAGCACTGCTGGAGCAATGGCACTAACAGCTGGTGGAAGTGGAACCACAGCGACTGGACAGTTTGTCACCGAAGTTACCATACGTTAAACCCCTATATATAATATGAAACGAATAGGACTCCTACTATTATGTTTCTTTGGTGTACCATTGAGAACCCTTGCGGTGCCTGTGGTCCCGAATTTCCAGCAAGGCTCTATGACTTCCCATACGGAAACTGAGTCTACAGTGACGGAGACCATAAACAGTATAGATTATCGTACAGGATGGGAATACGCAGTGACAGGGACAGGGGTTTCCAACAACAATCAACCTCTCAACCCACCAGTGAATACATCAACAGTGACAGTAACACCGTCAACGTTAAGCACTTCGACAAACGGAGTCAGCGTAACAGGGTCGGTAACAAGTTCGTTCGACAACTTAGACTTCTCTTCACAGAACAACTTCACTATGACAAACCAAGGGGAACCGTTCCAATTTACTCAAAGTTATCAAGGACCTGGGATGACCAACCAGACAATAATACAAAGGGTCACAACTATAAGAAGCGTCACAGATACAACAAGTACATTTACCCAGTAATAGCAACGGTTCTCAGCGTTCAATGTTTACCTTTACGTGCTGAAAACGTTGGAGGTGTATCTGCTACTGCAAACCCGATTGCCAATTCTTCAGGCTCAGTAACCAACCAGGCAATACAAGTTTTACAAGGACCGTATATAACAAACACATATGGTGGTGGTGTGCAATGTCAAGGTGCAACGTTCAACCTTACACCATACATCCAGTTTGCAGACTCAAGGAAAGATCCTTGGGTCGATTTTTATAATGAACCACAATATGATATGACCGACTTCACTGGTCGTACTACACAACAGACAGTTACTGTTAAAAACTATCCTTGGGAGTCTTGGTATGACACAAGGACAAAGGCAGATGGAACTAGATGGTTTCCTGATGGTGAAGATATGGAGATCACTGTAGATGTAAATGGTCCCGATGGAAGACCAGATAATCCAGGTAATGTTCTATGGAATAAACCTGTACGAACTGATATGTCTGCAAACCAATCATTTAATGCTGGTTTATCTGCTACTCTATCCATACCACTTAACAAGAAACTACAACAGCAATGTCACGAAGCAGCACAAGCACAGAATGATTTGCAAGCACAAGCCCTTGCCAACAAGAGATTAGACTTTGAGATCGCAAGATTAAAAAATTGTGGTGAATTGAAAAAGGCGGGAATAATGTTCCATCCAAAGTCTCCATACTTCGCTGTGTGTGCTGACGTTGTAGTTACCACACCAGGTGGTCAATTACAACCACATAGTCATAACATACCTAGCCCTAAGTGGATTGATCCTTCTTCTTCTTCATCTTCTGATAATCAATCTCAGGTAATCCCTTCTTCTTCCGATAAAGATTTGTCTTCAGTTCCTTTTGAGAAGGATGGTAAACAGAACCCCCTAGTTTCTTTTTTCCAGAATCTATTGCCTTCTTCAAAATCGGTTTCACTACCCTCAGAATCAAGTCCGCTAGAGGTTTTGCAAATAGGGCAGATGCCGTAGCAACTGTTGCTATGACTGCGGTTGTAGATACTTGTCCTGCTGATGGGACGAATTGTTCGACTGCTGGTACAGGTTCCCATATCGTTTCACAGATCAATCCATCAGGTGTTAGTTTATATTCTTTAACTTGTTCATCTCCTTTCTGGTTCCTGTCACCAATACGTCTTGCATTTATTGGTGGACAAGGAACCTCTTCTTTTGACCCTGTAGGGGTCTCAGGTGCTTCAACCTCTGGAGACGGTGGAACTGGTTGTTCTACCTCTACACCCTCTTCTATCTCCTCTGGCTCACCATAGACAGTTTGCCACTCTAAACCACTCGATGAATAGTCGGGTGGTTCGTAGTATGGCATACCTCCATCACAAAGAACTACATTACCTTTTGGATCATCATTTACTAATTGTTTATTTCTATTTCTTTCTTTAGCATTCTCTTTGTTTACCTTGACACAACCAGGCATTTCAATAACAGGAGTTCCAACTTGTATAGTAATAGGAACAGCAATAGGTATAGCGTGTGGTGTCTCTTGTATCCACAACCTATTGTCTACCTGTCTAATGTCTGGGATAGTTACTAAAGTTCCGTTTATATTATAAGTTCCCCTGAGATTAATCTGGGGTATTTCAATGGGATCCACTTACTCCTCACGAAGTTTTTTATAAGGGTCTGCTGGTGCTGATCCTTTCTCAGCAGCATACAAAGCAAATGACTTTGTAGCAATTAAAGATAACATATGTTTGATATTGTCACTATCGTTTTCATCAAGTTCTTGAGTGGCGATAGCACCTACAACAATACCCAGTTCAACGAGCACTACAATGAAGATTAACTTCAATGCCCATTTTCCTGTGTTAAAAAATCTTTTTATTTGTTCTTTTAAAAATGTCATTGTTTCTTAGGTACATAAACTTTGTCCACCTGACCAGTTGATTTTGGAAAGGCTTCCACTAACTGTTTATATATTTC